ATAATAAAAATTACACCAAAGAAAAATGGTTTATTGAGATTCTCATTTTCACCAAGAGGCGGGGATGGATTACTTGTTTATCAAAATAGAGGTAAAATATTTATGACAAAGCTTTTACCTGCCAAAAAAGAATATGATGCTCTCTGTATTAGTGTAGATAAGAATAAGCCAGAAACTTTTACTTTTATACCAACAGGAGGCCTTAATTTTCCAATTCAACTAAATTTCAAGTTGACAGATCTTCCAGGTAAAAATATAGCTTGAAAGGATTGCTATGTTTGCACTTTTGATTTTTATTTCTATCACTGCAGGTTTGGGATTTTTAATGGGTAAGTTTGCAGAAAGTAAAGGTTATGGATTTTGGAATTGGTTTTTTGCATCATCTTTACTTGGAATTGTTTGGCTCTTAGTAATACCAAATGTCAAGAACAATTCTATCAACACTAATGATGAATTAGTTAAAAAGACTAATAGTAGCAATACAGCTGGAATTATTATTTCTGTTATTGGTCAGCTAATTGCTCTTTCACAACTTAGTTCAGTAATGGGGATGAAGTAATGTCAGAAAGAAAAGTATCTGGAATTATTCTTTCAGCAGAAGATGCTCAAAAACTAACTGAGCAACTAAATGATGAATTGACACAAATGAGTAATTCATCTCACAATCTTCAATATCATACAGTCACTATTGAAAAAGATGGCCAACTTCATGAAATCGAAGTTCCAATTGATGATATAGATCTTCTAGATGATTTTGATGACGACGACCTAACTGACGAGGGTGAAAGATCTTTGGGTATTATTAGCCAAGATCACGATTCAACTCAAATGGCTTCTGCTCAAAAATCTTCAAGACAAAGACTCCCTGTTGGCAAAATAAAGCTAATCAAGAAGAATGTAGAGGGAGATTTTATTTCTCCATTAGATGATTTTGAAATTGTTTGCCCATATACACAAAGCAATGAAGTATATCAAATTTCTTCGGGAGTATGGGCTAGCTACGAAACAGATCAACCCTTTAGAATTTTAGATGAAATGCCACTAGATTCAGTGATAGATGAGGAAGCTTAGGCTTCCTCATCATCATCCATAATTATTCCAAAACCAAAGTTAGATTTTTCTTCTAGAAGATCTAACTTTTTTTGTATCACTTCTATTTCTTTTTCAATTGTTTGTAAAGTGTTTTTGATATCTTTAGAATGTTTTGAAATAGAAAGAAGTGCTGCACCAATAATTTCAGCTAACTCTTGATTATTAATATCAGGGTTTGCAAGTAATTCCTCAAGTCTATTATGTGTCATTTATCCTCTCCTTAACTTTGGCTTTGGGTAAGAAGCATTACTTTCAGCTTGAGGAGCGTTCATAACTAAAAATATTAACTCATCAACTAAAACTTCAGCTTTTTTACCATCATCAGAAAACAAACCCGCTTCTACGACATATTTTTTTATCTCGTATAATTTATTTTGTAATAACTCACGATCGATATTTATTTTCAACTTATTATGAACCTCCCTATGCTATGTAGAATTATAAACGTAAATAATGAAATGATTTCATGCATAGCTAGTCCTGCGCAGTTGTCAGATACTAAATTTATTTTTTCAACCAAATATGAAGTGAAAATTCCAAACACTTTATTCATTGAAAACAAAAATATCACATCAAGAAAAGCCTGTTCAACATTTAAAGATTTTTCAGATAAAACATATCTTAAATTAAAAAATTATGATATTGACAATTCTGCTGGTATTATTATTCCATATTTCAAATCAAGTAACTTCATTTGTTTACATTGCAACAAAATGCATGATGGAAAAAGATCATCTAAATGTTGTGAAATGATGAATAGTCCCATAAGATTGAACAGTGCAGAGCTATATAAAATTGTAATTCCTAGCAGATATGATATAGTATCTGAGCTATCACGAGCAAAAAATGATTTTATAGATTTGCATTTTCCAGATTTATTGTCTACAATACTTTTGAAATGACAAACAATACTCATGACAGAAAAATTAAAAGTCTGCAGCTCATCAATTTCTTAAATCATGAAGACACACACATTGATTTTTCAGATGGCTTAAACATTATCACAGGTTCTTCAAATTCAGGTAAATCAGCAATCACAAGAGCTTTGCATGCAGTATTTTGGAATGAAACTGATAATGAATATGTAAGACGAGGGGCCAAGTTTTATAAGATAATAGTTACTTTTTTCAATGGCGATAAAATAACTAAAATCAAAGGCCCTGATAATAACAGAATTGAATTTCAGTATTTTGGTCAACCTGTCCAAATATCAGAAAAATTCAAAACAAAATTAGACCAAGAAGTAGTTGACTTTCTTGGATATCAACCTGTCACATCGAGCGGACCACTTTCTCTTTCATTGCAAAAAAGCGATGCGTTCTTAGTCAATCTTACTAAACAAGAAATTCCAAGAGAAATATCAAAAATTCTTGACATTAATGACCTAGAAAAAGCTGCCACTGTAATTAATAGCGATATCAATAAGTTTTCTACTGACATTAAATCCAAACAATCTGAATTAACCAATTTAGAAGAAGACTTGAAAAATTATGAAAATCTACCTGAAAAAAAATTGTGCTTAGAAGAATTTCATAACTCTATTAATGATTACAATTCTTTCTTAAGAGATATTGATGAAAAGAAAAAATTAATTTCAAATTCAAATCTCAAAAACAAATTATTTACTCAAAAAACTCAAGAAAAAGAAAATCATGAAAAGTTTATAAAAAGTGTAAGCAAGATAGTAAATAAAATATCTGACATTTTTGATGGTTATAAAATTAAGAACAAAATGTTTGAAGATTTTAACGACAAAGCCTTAAAATTAAACAAAACACGCAAGCTTCTCAAGATACATAAAAGCTTCTTGAGTGAAGATTTCGTACTATCATTACAAAAAATTGAAAAGTTATTTGATAGTTTTCAAGAGGCAGAATCTTACTTATCAAAGATCACAAAAGTTCATACAAAGATTGAATCAACACAAGAAAAAATTGAAAAAGAACACAATAAAATCATTGCAATTAACATTGAACTTGATGAATACAGCAATATAATTTTAGAATATCCAGTTTGCCCTACTTGTGGAAAAAGATAAAGATATGAATATACTTAGAAAAATTAATGGGATGTTTATTGGAGATCCTCATATTGACGATTTACAACCTAAAAATAGGCAAGATAGCTATGAAGACGCAACAGTTTTGAAAATGACTGAGTGCTTACAATATGCTGAAAAACATAAGCTTGATTTTGTCTGCATACTTGGAGATTTATTTGATCGTTATGAGGTTGGGCCAAAGCTTAGAAATAGAATGATTGATCTATTCAAAGGCGGAGCTAACAATGATCTTCCTTGGTCTTTTCCAATCTATATAGTTGTTGGTAATCATGATATCGATGCTACTGGTAATTTGAATAAAACTACGATTGGCACACTAATACAAAGCAACTTAATAATCAAAAAAGATTACGAGCCAGAATTTGGTATTTACTTTGGCCATTTTCACAGATCAATTGATGAAGAGGCACAAGAGGGGCATTTTACTAATCATCCAGCAATGATCATAGCAGCTCACTCATCAATGTCCACTAAGCCAGATCCATTCAATAAAGATGTTTATTTATTTGAAAACACTCCATTACATGACAATACAAAATTGATTATTTGTGGACACTTACATGGAGATATGGAACAGACAAGAGCTGATGGCAAGATTTTCATCAATCCAGGAGCTACAGGTAGAAGATCTGCTAATGATTCAAATTTCAAGAAAAAAATTAAAGTTCTTATTTTATCTTACACTTTAGATGGAGATATTCTTGATAGAAAATATTATTTTTTAAAGACTGTGAAACCATCTGAAGAAGTATTTAAGATGAATGAAATTGCTATTGCCAAACAATCTAAGTCATATTCTCAACAAACAAAAGAGAAAATTGCAAGTATCAGAATTGATAGCTGGGCATTTACAAATCTTCAAGACAAAATCAAAGCTTTAGAAAACGCTTGCAAAGAAGCTGATCTTTCTGATAAAGTTTGGGAAATTGTCAAGAAAAATGTTATAGAAGTTAATGAAAAGGAAGGTTAAAAGTAATGAGCGTAGATTTTGTGGAACTTCAAAAGAAAATTGATGATCTGATAAAAGCCAAAAATAAATCAGAAGGTGCTATTACAGTTCTTGAAGAGCAAATTTTGGGATATCGGACAGAGATTGCAGATATACAAAAAGAATGCATTGAGAAATTTGAATGCACAATTGAAGAGCTTGCTGAGAACTTAGGAGCTGATGAAGAAACTCTTGTTAACCTTTTAGATGCTGCAGTGGAAAAATATAATGCTTTTAAGGGATTGAACAAAGCGAGCAATTCATGACGATCGAAAATTTAATGCAATTTTATGATGATTTTAAAGAGAGTGTTGTAATTGAAGAAACTAAATTTAACTCTTTGAATGATGAAATTGATAAAGCTAAACAATTTATTGCTGAATTAGAAGAAAATAAAAACGATCATAAGCATGCATATATTTTCATAAAGCTTAAAGCTGCAGATACCCGAAAGAAAGCTATTGAAGCTATAGAGGCAATTGCTACATTAGGTATCAAACAAATCTATGGTGAAGACTATGCTTTTATGTTCAAAATGAAAGATTACAACACTAAAGATGTTGGAGAGCAAAATTACAACTACACTATAACTCCTACTATAAGATGCTTACATGGGGGACAATATTGTGAATTTCCTCTTACAAGCTGTGGGGGAGGATTGTGTGAAACAGTTAGTATGCTTATCAGATTGGCTGTAATTGAATACAAGCAATTTAGGGGAATGATAGCACTTGATGAGTCTCTTTCTGGACTTTCAGCAGATGATAAACTTGATCAACTCATATCGTTTTTAGACAATTACATAAAAGATTCCGAATCACAATTTATGCTTATTAGTCATAGGCCTGTTGAATTTTCTAAAATTTCAAATAAAAACTTTTTAGTTAGCAAAGACAGAGAAGATGATGCTGGTGTGGCTAGGGTAAATTCTGTATCATACGAAGAATTAAAATCTATATATGACAAAAATTAATGATCCAACATATGATTTTGTAAGGTCAATTTACATGAAAAACGTGCCTTTGCAGAGTGAATTATCTAATCCTTTTGCTGCTAATAAAAGACAAAAGAAAAATCCATTAGCAATTAAGGAATCTAAAGAAAGACCATTAGATATTTCTGATTGGTCCGCTAAACACTTTGTAGATTATTTTTCTGAAAACTATAAGGCTGTTTATAAGGGCATATATAAAACCACTTACACATCAGATAATAAAATTATAAATATTATTTGTGAGTTTATGGAAGATAATTTGTTGGTTAAAAATGAAGGTACTAAAAAATTCATTGATTGGTGCTTCTTAAATAAAGAGATAATACAAAAAAAGTCAGGTCACTTTCTTCTAATGGAGTTACCTCATTTTTTAAATAGATATTATCAAGATGTTATTCTCACTAATTCAACCACATCGCAAATTGAAATATTTTCTGAAATTGAAGCTCTTGCAGCAAATGGTAGGTCTAAAGAAATTTATGGTAAATATGGCATCCCTGTAGCATGTACTTACTATAAAAACTATAGAGACGTTACGCACAACGATCTAGTAGGAGGAACAAAGTTATTCTTATCAAATCTTTCAAATGGAAATTCTGATGAGAAAAAACTCTTGAATGATATAGTTCAAAAATCAATTTCAAGATCACCATATATTGCTGGATTTGAGTTGACTGATTGGAGAGCTTTATTCTCTGAAATTATTGAAAGATTTAAAGAGGAAACTTGGTGGCGAGATCAGGATTATCCAGGGAATCCAAGATTTAAATATGATAAGTTTATAAAATGAATAGCAAAGAAACAGTAGAAGAAATAGAATTAATCCTTAGATCAAAAAGAACAATTTTGTATCTAGTGTCTCAGGAAGAAAACCGTGTAATATCAGCTTTGGAATCAATGTGTTCCAAGGCTGATACTAATTGGGACCTTATAAAATGGGACATAGTTTCTGGATTACATTCTTCTTTTCCAGAATTCATGCCAGTAAAAGAAACTGATAAAAAGCTTGATCAAGAGGAAGTATTAAGTTGGTTTGAAAACTTAATAGTCCCAAAAAATAAATTCTGCCTTCTTGTTCTTAAGGATTTCCATAAATATTTTGGATCTGGAAATTACAGAGGCCAATTAGAGAACAAGATTATTAGGCATGCTAAAAATTTATCTTACCTATTCTCCACTGAAAATAAAGCTATCATCATATTATCTTCTCAATTAGAACTGCCCAATGACTTAGAAAAGATAGTTCCAGTAATTGACTTTCCACTTCCAACAAAAGAAGAAATTGAGCATAAAATTTTAGAAATGCTCCTTAAAGCATCTAAGAGAAAAGACTTATCTGCCAAATTTCAAACTGAATATGAATCTTTGGTTTTAGACATAATTGTAAACTCTTTTAGGGGATTAACTATTTCTGAATGTGAACAAGTTTGCACCTATTGCATGATTAAACACACGTCATTAATGCCAGAAGTAATATCACAACAAAAAAGGGACATAATTAGAAAATCTGGACTACTTGACTGGATTGATGAAAATACATCAATGTCCAAAATTGGCGGCCTAAACGGTTTGAAAGATTGGCTTGATAAGAGAAAAGATGCATTTTCAAAAGAAGCATTAGACTATGGCTTACCTCAAAACCCAAAAGGAATTCTTCTAGTAGGAATTCAAGGTGCTGGTAAATCATTATTTGCAAAAGCTGTTTCTTCTTATTGGAATTTCCCACTTCTTAAATTAGACATGGGTAAAGTTTTTTCAGGTCTTGTTGGAAGCTCTGAACAAAATATGCGACAGGTTTTTAAGGTTGCTGAATCTGTTGCTCCCTGTATTCTTTGGTGTGATGAAATTGATAAAGGCATGTCCGGTTCAAGATCATCTTCTTCAACAGATGGCGGAACAACATCAAGAGTTTTAGGTTCTTGGCTTACATGGATGCAGGATAGAAAAGCTCCAGTATTTGTTGTTGCTACCGCTAATGATGTAACAAATCTACCTCCTGAGTTATTGAGAAAGGGAAGATTTGATGAAATATTTTTTGTTGATCTTCCTAGATATTTAGAGAGAAAGAAGATATTTTCAATACATTTAGAAAAAAGATCCAGAAATCCAAAAAACTTTAATTTAAACTTCCTAGCTGAAATTACTGAAAGTTACACTGGGGCTGAAATTGAATCTTCTATTGAGGCAGCATTGTACGAAGCTTTTAGTGACAAAAAGAGAGAAGTAACAAATAAAGACATTGAGACTGCAATCAAAAATTGTGTGCCTATTTCAAAATTGATGAAAGAAGACATTGAAAATTTAAGGCTATGGGCTAGTGATAGAGCTAGAAATGCCTCTAATTATGATGATATAGTATTGCTTGACGAAGGTGACGACTTATGAGTGATTTCATCGAAATATTAGGAATAGCTTCAGTAGAAGCGCTTAGAGAAGGTGCTAAGAATTACAGGAAGAATAGTGGCAAGGGGTGTGTTCTATGTGACTACTCTGGATACACCACAAACAAATTAGGCAAAGCTGTAATGTGCACTTGTCAAAAAGAAAAGTTCTTAGCTGAACTTTTTATCAAAGCAAATGTGCCAAAGTCTTTTTATGGAAAATCTGTTGATGATTGGAATACTAGAACAGATTCTGAAGGAAATGATTTAGGAATTCAGCAGTCAACAAGTGAGAAGATTTTTATTTTCTTGAACTTCTATAATAAGCATCTTAAGAAAATAGTTAATGGTCATTTACCTAGAATAAGGCATGCTGGAAATGCTGTAAATGAAATTCATTCTTTAATGTTTGAGGGAAGTATTGGCAGCGGAAAGACTTTTATTGCTGCCGTATTAGTTCAATCTGCTATACGTCAGGGGCTTACTGCTAAATATTATGACTGGTCTGATATTTTAGACACCATAACAGATTTTAATAAAAAAGATGAAGCTGATACTCTTGTCGAAGAATTTAAGAATTTAGATCTCATTGCTATTGATGGAATTGAAAGTTACAACAATTCTCATTCATCATTCATACAAAACTTAGACAGAATATCCAAAGCAAGATTGCATTCTGGTAAACCTTCTGTTTTGCTGAGTATTGGAAATGCTAACCAAATTAGTGTAGGATCAGGTTGGAATAGTCTTCTTAGAAATTGTTTGACGATAAGGTTGCCTCACATAAGATGAAATTAGATCAGCAGGAATTAGAAATTTTATGTCTCTCTGCGCTAGTAAAATATCCTAAATGTATGGATAAATTGATTACTCGTGGAATAGGCGAAGATCATTTTGAATATCAGGCGCAAAATGAGAAAACTTGTTTTACCAGAGCGCTCTATATGCTGATTCATAAGTATTGGCAAGAGAGTGGTGGAAGCCTTTTTACATCTTATGTTTTAGAGTCAAAATTTCAAGAATATAAAGTTGGTGAAAAAACTAAAATTAAGTTACTTACTTTATGGTCAGAAATTGAAGATACTGATGTAGACGAAAATGATTTTTTTGAAATTACAAGTCAAATCAAGCAACGATACTGTTTGAAGCTTTTATCTCAAATGCTGTCTGAGGGATATGATCAACTCAATTCAAATGGTTTAGATGATTCTATTAAGGTTATTCAGAAAAAATTAGACCAAATCCAAGAACAAAAAAATGAAATTGGTGGGGATAAACATAGCTTTGATATTGCTGAGTCCTCAACGTTCTTTGAATCTGAATATGATAAGAGACTTAATCATCCTGAATTATTTAAAGGTATTGAATGTGGAGTCTCAAATATAGATGAAAAAACATTTGGTTGGCTTCCTGGTCAGATAGTTGTATTTTTAGCGCCTTCATCTGGTGGTAAGAGTGTTATGCTCTTGAACTCCGCAATTCATGCTAACAAGAAATGTGGAAAGAAAGTGCTATATATGTCTTTTGAAATGAATTCATGGCTTTGTTTATTAAGACATGTTTCATTATCATATGAAATTCCCTATAGCCAAATCAAAGGTAATACCCTTTCATCAGAACAGAAGAAGAAAATTATTGATGGCCTAAAATTAGCAGAAAACGGCCCATATTTTGAATATGATGTCAACATGGAAGATCCTACTCCAGAATACATCGATAGCAAGATTAGGGACTTAATTGCCACTAAGGGTAAACCAGACATACTTGTTGTAGACTATATCGGAAACATGACAGTTCGCAATCCTGGTACAGCTAGTAAAGATTGGGAATTACAATCTAAAGCGATTCAACAATTGTTCATCATGGCTAAACGATATAACATTCCTATCGTTACCGCTCAGCAGATTAACCGAGAAACTATCAGGGACAGCAGAAAGAGCAAAGAAAATAATAAGTTTATGTCCTATGATCAGGCTGCTGCATCTGGTGGGCAAAATTTAATGCACTTGTGTACTTATGCTATTGCCATGGAGCCTAATCGTGAAAAGGGCTATTGTATTCTTCACCCTGTTAAAATGCGTGATGCTTTCTTTCATCCATTCCCTATTGCTATGGACCCCGAATACAACAAAGTAAGGGAAATGGACAAGGAAGAGCAAGATCAAATTATGGGTCTTCATCAAATGAATAATGGGGCAACTACGGTATCAAAACCTGCTGCAACTGACACTGCAACAGAAAAAGTACCAATGAAAAAACGCAACGAATCTAAGGAAGAAAACGAAGAGATATTTGTTGTTCCTGATAATGATGAAGATGAAATTGAAATTACTGACTGGGTGTTGAGTTGAAAGAGAAGATAACAAAGCAGTTTATTATCCATCTTAATAAAATGGTCAAAATTGATGAATTTATGGAGTCTGAATATGATTCAGACTTTGTTTATTCTAAAAATTCTGAATGGGCTAATACAAACTGCCCTATGCCAAATCACAATGATTCCAGCCCCTCTTTTGGAGTAAATTTAGAAACCAATACATATAATTGCTTTGGTTGTGGAGCTTCTGGAGACATTATAAAATTAATACAATCTGTAGAAGGTTTCAATTTTATAGAAGCTATTCAAAAATTATCCTTAAGTGCTGGCATTGAAGTTGAAACTGTAAATTTAGATATGAAATATTTAGTGAATGAATTTCAAAACAAAATTCATGAATATCTAAAAATTGAAAATACTTCTTTGTTTCCTGGTGGCTTGAATGAAATTAGCTTCATGTTTGCAATGTCTGAAAAAAGTAAAAGAATTTCTTCCAAGCACAATCAAGATCCTCAAATTATAAAATGGATAGATGAACAGTATAAAATTTTTGATGATTTGATGGATAAAAAAGACTACATTAATATCACCACCTTTTGGAAAAATTACAATAAAAATCTTAAAGAGCATGTAAATGAACTCGCAAAAACCTAATGAAATACATCACGAAGACTTACTTAAAGATCTATCAAATTCTCCCACTGAAATTCCAATCAATCTAATCGTTAATGGTACACTAGCCAAGAAGCTCCATTTTGTTATAACTTTGCTTTCCAAATATTACAACTTGCCAGAAGATGAAATTATCAAATTTATTCTTAGGCAGGGAGTTGAGAAAGAAATAGAAAAAATTGGCAACGTGTTCTCAGAATAAAGATTACATCACAATAAATCCTGAACTAATTCCTCAAATCTTATCTAATAAAGAGTCAGATATTTTTATATTATGGCTTGTTATGAAAAGGGCTGATAAGAATGGTTCAGGATTTGTTTGTTTTAGCCAGATTTTAGAAGTAGCCAGTACTATTTTTAATTTTCAATCAACTTATGTCTATAAAATTTTCAATAAAGGCGTAAATAAGTATTGGTCTGACATTTGCATACATAAAGGCAAGAAGTCAACATCTTTATATGGATTTGGAAAAGTAATAACTAGACTGTCACCAAAAGTATCAAAGAGCAAATGTATAGCCTTACCATTTTTCTTATTTGAAAATTCTTCAACTAAAACTATTAAGCAAATCTTAATAGCTTTGTTTGCTGCCCGGTTTGAAGATCCAAATCCTATAAGCATTCTTGCATTATCAAAGATATTACATTTGAGTGAATCTACTATCAGAAATGCAATTAAAGAATGCAATTTAGTTGATAAGATTTTTAACTTTGAAATTTTAGAAGAAAGCTCATCAAAAGCACCTCTTGTATCAATTATCTTAAATTCAGATCATCCTTGGGGCATGAGGATTATAGAACAAGATGAGAAATTTCTTCTAGTAAAACAGATTTCTAATTCATATAAGATAAAGGATTTGAATTTCTTACCGTATGAATATAGACCCAAAGAGCTCAAGAAAATAGACAAAGCATTACTTGAAATCTTACCTAAAAAACTGTATTCTAGAAAAGATAAAAATATTTTTGCAAACGGCAATAAAGTAATTGCATGCGAGCAATGATGACTATGTTAGTAAGTGAATGACTGTCTTTGATGGCGCTTACATGAAAGGTCAATATGTGTAACAATAAGGATTTTGTGCATCTTCACGCACACACTCATTTCTCTATACAAGATGCTTTGCCTTCTCCCTCAAAATATGCTTTGAAGGCTAGAGAAATGGGTTTTAGGGCTACTGCTATAACAGACCATGGAAAGATGTCTGGTACTGTTGAATTTGTATCTAATTGCAGGAGTCAAATTGATAATCTTGAACAAATTAAACCTATCATTGGGATTGAACTTTATACATGTCCAGATAGATTTGATAAAAGCAAGACTGAAGATGGCAAACGACAAAAACTTAATCATTTAACATTATTGGCTCAAAATGAAGTTGGATACAAAAACTTACTTGCATTATCAGCTTTAGGTAATGACCCAGAAGCTTTTTATTATTCTCCTAGAGTTGATTGGGGATGTTTAGAAAAGCATTCTGAAGGTGTAATTGCTTTATCTGGATGTTTGGCCTCTGAAGTTAATCAGGCGCTAATGAAAGAAGATATCGACAAAGCTTATTCTACTGCTAGTAAGTTTAAAGATTTATATCAAGACAGATATTTTGTCGAACTTCAATACCATGGAATTGAAGAGCAAAAAAACAATCTTCATCACTTATTAGATATAGCAAAAAAGCTTGATATTCCAACTGTTGCATCAAATGACGTTCACTATCTAGATAAGCTTGATTGGAAGCTTCATGATGTCTTGATTCAAATGAGAGACATGCGAGATGAAAAAACTGGCATTACTAAAAAGAATGGCAAGAAAGAAGCTTACGGTACGCATCAATTTTATCTAAAGTCACATGATGAAATGATGAAAATTTTTGGCACAGTTCCAGAATGTATCAAGAATTCTGTTTTGATTTCTGAAATGGTGGATGATTTTTTCAAGTTAGATGTTGAGCACAATCTTCCTAAAGCAATAATTCCAATTGATAATCCTAAGTTTGCGCAATTTTGGAAAACTAATCTTCCATACAACAGCGCTAATGAAGCTTATTTGGCCTTTAGAGCATTTTCAGGTTTGCAAAATTTAGGTTTCTCTGATAATAAAAATTATGTATCAAGATTGAGGTCTGAATTATCTCAAATCTGGTATATGGGTGTAACTGACTACTTCTTGATTCAAAATGAAATGGTTGAGTTTATGAAGTCACAAAACATCTATTATGGAATACGTGGATCTGGTGTTGGGTCTCTTGTAAATTATTGCCTTGATGTTTCTTCAGTAGACCCTGTCAGATGGAACTTAATGTTTGAGCGCTTTCTCAATCCAGGAAGAGGTACTCAATATAAGATTAACATTTCAGAATATCCAGCCAAACAATGGATACAAGAGAATGGCAAAATGGAACAAACTAAATACTCTAAAGCCATAACCAAAGTTTGCAAAAATTGGCTTAGTGAAAATCCAGAATATTCTAAATATGAACCTGAGATTTTAAAAGAAATATGGGTTTTAGAAAATCAAGGTCTTTCATCTTATATTTGTGATTTAGCGAATAATGACATTTCAACAAAAGAAAATGAAAGTAATCTTTGGACTGCACACATTTTAGGCATTTGTGAAAAAGAGCCTGATGGTGGCTTGCATGTTTCTAAGGTTGCTACTCTTCCTGACGTTGATACAGACATTGATGCTTCTAGACGTGCTGAAGTTATTGATTGGGCTGTGGGTAGATTTGGGGCTACTCATGTTGCTCAGATTGGTGCTTGGGGTACTTATGGTGCTAAAGCTGCGGTAGTAGGATCCTTAAAAACATCTGAACGCTTTAATCAAAAATTTGGCGATAATGTTCATCAAGCTGCTATACAAGTGTCTGCCACTATTCCCAAAGTTCCTGATATTACTATTGATGATGCTTTAGTTAATAGTTCGGAATTTAGAAATCATTATAGTTATTGGAAAGAAGAAATTGATATTGCCAAAAAACTAGTGGGGACAATTTCAAATTTCTCGGTTCATGCAGCTGGAGTTATTATATGTGGTGACCCTGTAAGCGAACATGCCCCTATTGAAAATTCCAAAGGTAACTTATGTTCTGGATTTGATATGTTCAATGTCGAAAGAGTTGGACTTGTTAAATACGACTACCTTGGCTTGAACACTTTTACTCAAATTGCTAATACTATCAAAATGATTAAAGAGCGTAGGGGTAAAGAAATTGATGTCAGAATCGATATTGATTTAGAAGATCCAAAAATTTACAAATATATTTATGCAAAAGGCAAGACTGCATCTGTGTTTCAGTTTGCTTCTAGAGGTATGCAAGATGCTCTAAGAAAAGTAAACGCATCAAGCATGGAAGACTTAATTGCTGTCGTTTCTCTCTATCGCCCAGGTCCATTAGAATATATTGACACTTATGCTGAAGGTAAGAAAAACCCTGAGGCTGTTGTATACGATGATCCAATTACTAAAAAACATCTTGAAGTAACTTATAACATTATGGTTTATCAAGAGCAAGGCATGCAGTTAGCTCGTGATATGGCTGGATTTGATCATAACGAAGTAGATAAATTGAGAAAAGCTATTTCAAAAAAGAATGACAAACTTTTTGCTGAAGTTACTGAATTGTTTAGGCAAAAATCACTACAACGTGGTGTTAATGAATCTTCAGTAGAGTCTGTGCTTTCATTAATGTCTAAGTTTGTTGGCTACGCATTTAACAGATCTCATGCTTGTTCTTATGCAATTCTTTCATTCTGGACTGCTTGGTTGCGCTTCTATTATCCTCATGAGTGGCTTGCTACATGTATTCATCTGGCAAAAGATGATGAAGATAAGGTTGCTATGCTAAAGAAAGAATGCGATATGGAAAGAATCGTATTAAAAGATCCTAATGTAAATGAATCAGGCACAACCACTTTAGTAAACGAAAAGAATGAAATTATGCTTCCTCTTTCATCAGTCAAGGGTGTAGGCTCTAGGGCTGAAGACATTGTTAATCATCAGCCTTTTGAAGATTGTAAAGATTTGTGTTTAAGAGCAAGGCCAAACAAAGGAATGATTTTTGCACTAGCTAAAGAAGGCGCATTAGATTGTTTGCCAGACAGTAGAACATTTGAATTTGTTCATGAATTTATGGAATACTGGGACGAGCTAGTAGAAGACAGAATGAAAGAAGAAAGAAATTCTCTACGACTTAAAAAACTAAAAGAAAAAAATTCTTTATCGTTTCAAGATATAATAAAGAATAAAGTGACAGATAATAAAACGCAATCAGATAAGAGAAAAAGCTTATCTCAACTTCTGCAAGACGATCTGTTTGATTGAGGTGCATTATGTATTATGAAGAAGAAGAAGATGACGAGAACTACGTTAGTGTAGAAAATGACGAAAGTGATGAAAATAATCTTATAATTGCAGATATTTTATGGGGACCAAACCCTGAAAATATTGATTGGCAAGATTCTAACTTTGCAAGCGAAATTGTTTCAAGGCTAAAGGGTGTGACTGAGGAAGGCTTTCAAAAAGAAGTTGAAAGCTGGAGATTAAACATTTCCATATTGCCACATTATGACGAAGTTAATATGCGAAGAGAAATTAGAAATTGGGATATAAGTGTACCTTCAAAGCATGAATTTGATTTTGGTAATTTTGCAATCTCATACTCTAAACAAGTGCAGTACAGAAACAGAATTACTGAAATGATTTCTGTTGTTTATGCTCATCACGAAATGATTTTTCAAGCTCATAAAAATCTAAAAGAAATGGCAATCAAGCTTACATCTGGAGCAAAACATGACAAAGAAGCTACAGCTGCTTTTACAGTTCATAGATTTGTAGTACCAATGTCTCATGCTAAAAGATTCCTTACATATCTTGAGCATGTTTTAAGAAACATTGATTTTGCTGCATCTCAAATGGATAGAATGTTGAGAGAACATCAAGCCTTATCAAGAATTAATCAGACATTTAATTCAGAAGGAATGTCTCAATCTTATTCTAGGGACACACCTACAAACAGTCAGTATAATAAACCTAGTGTAAAGATCAAAACAAGAAATTCTAGAATAGATTAAATTTGTATTGACGCTGCCAAAAACTAATGATATAAAGAAACCAAGGGTCCTAAGTGCCCTTTTAGAGGTAACAATAAATGCGATTATCACCATCCAGTCTCTTGAAGACTGAAACAATGAAGCCAAAAACTTCAAACTCGATGTTCAACTTTAGGGAAGACGTTGTCGATCTTTCCGTAAAGAATTCACCTAAGGTAACTCGTCGATTACGCCTTATTGGTGATCCTTACATGTTTTGGGAATTTACCGATAAGGTTTATGTTCCTAATCCAACAAATGATCCAGCCCTCCGTGGAAAGACAATCAAAAAAGATTTTCCTGATGCGCATATCAAGAAATCCTTTTCACGTATTGGAAATGAGGATCAATCCCAGTGTCCTTGGAAGAAGATGGGTTACATCTGCACAATGCAGTTTGCACAAAACTGTCTTGAAAAGCAAGAAGATGGTACCTGGAAAGTAAAAGTTCTTAAGAAGGGTAAAGCTATTTTCCACAAGATTGCAGAGGAAATTGCTTTACGTTATGCAGATGAGACCAATGAAGATGGTGATGGCCGCCACTTTGGAACTCGAAATGCACCATGTGTTAAGATTATTGCTGAAGCAACTGGTAAGCAACCACCCCTCTCTGTAGACTACAAGATTCTTTTTGAATCTAAGCCAACTTATATTGATGATGACATGATTGAGCTTTTGCGTAAAGCTGGAGATCCGTCAACTGAGAAGTTGGTACGTGAGAGAACACGTTATGAGAAAGAGCGCAAGAACGACCCTCTCATGCCTGAATGGGAAGACTTCTTTGTTTATGGATTTTCTCTTGAGCAGATTTACAAGTTTACACCTGTAGCTTCTGATGAATCTGACACTGTTTCAATTCCTTCCAAACCAGTTGTTGAAGAGGAAGAGATTACTCCAATTATGACAAACCTAAAGCCTTTTGCAGCCGATGAGGATGAAGAGGAAGATGAAGGTTTTGTTGTAAAGCCACCAAAGAAGGCTCCTGCTAAAAAGACTGTTGTCATTGAAGAAGATGAAGATGATGAAGATGACAATCCTTTAGGCTGGATGGGTAATCGCTAATATATTGGGGGATAGATTTTTCTATCCCCCAATAAGGAATTTAAAAAGTGAAAAAAGAAGAACTGTCAGTACTAATCGACAAAGATCAAGAACGCCTTCTTAAGCAAAAACTTAAAGCACTTGGAATTGATGAGAAGTGTGTAAAGTCTGGTGATGTAGAGAATATTGAATTTATTCCAACAGGTGTTTTTGAAGTTGATTCAATCCTTGGTGCGGGTATGGGAATTCCTGCTGGTACATTGATTGAATTTTGTGGTGAATCACAATCTGGTAAAACTTGGCTTGGTTATAAGCTGATTGCTGAAGCTCAAAAATTAGGTAAGAAGTGTGCTTTCTTCAATGTTGAGAATTCATATTATCCTATACGTGCTTTATCTTGTGGCGTTAACACTGCTCAACTTTTACTTGTTGAAAATGTTGGCTCCGCAGAAAAGTATGGTGAATTACTCAAGTTTATGGTTGAAACTGGAGACTATTCTGTAATTGTTGTTGACTCTATTTCAGCAATGATACCAAATGATGAATTAGTGAAATCTATGGAGCAAGTTCAGACTATTGGACTACATGCACGATTTGTAAAAAGATTGACTAAAGATTTAACTGCTAAGACTGCTGCATCTGGAACTATTGTTGTACTTATCAACCAGCTTTATATGGGTGCTGGAGTAATGCCAGGAACCATGGCAAAAACTGCTTCTGGCGGTAATGCTATGAACTATTTCACTCATATGCGTCTGTGGATTAATAAGATTAATGGTGCTTCTGGGCAAGTTACCAAAAAGGATGCTGAAGGTAAAGATGTCGTAATTGGTGGCAAGAGCAAAGTTCTTGTTATGAAGACTCGTTATGGTCAGCCTGGTCTTACTGGTGAATTTAAAATTATGTTCACTGATGATGAAACTACTAATCCTGTTGATGAATTTCTTTACAAGGCTAAGGCTAAGGGATTTGAATACGTCAAGGAAGTTCGTAAGAAGTTTATTTACACGAATATTGATACTGGAGAAGTTATTGAATCTAAAGACCCATATGAATTCTGTAATCTCCTAATGACTCAACCAGCTCCCGAAAAGCGTACTCGTGGTGATAATTCAGCCACAGCTTTTGAATATGTCTGTGGAAGATTGAAAGTGGTTGGAAAACCTCTCACTGACCTTATTGAAGCAATTAAAAAAGGCCCTGAATCTGATGAAATTGACGATTTAGAGGATGATGATGGCATTTCATTTGATGAAGCTGCAAAAGCAATGTTAGACTAGAAAAATCCCCTCTTTTGAGGGGATTTTTTCTATTACTGTTTGCTTGATTTACAATAACTGATAAAATACTTGATATGTCTAACCGTGAGCAGAATTACAATCAATTCATAAGAAATTTTAAAGAGAATAATTCTGTCCAAAATTATTTCTCTTCTAGAAATCTTTCTCAAAAATTAATTGAAAATAACTTGGTGGGATTTTGTCCTGTTTATTCAAGTTATGAATTTCCGTTACTTAGGGGAAGATTGATTGTTCCTATAAGAGATGTTCACGGTAATGTTATTGCAATGGCTGGTCGTCAAATTCCACAACTAATGGAACAAACAGTGGAATCATTTTGGGAAACTTATGGCAAAGAACCAGCAAAATGTTTAGAAAGAATATCTAAATGGAAAAAAGGTAAGTGGATTAATGAGCCTTACCAGAGAAATAAAAATTTATTCTTTTTAGACAAAGCTAAGGATGCAGCTAGAAAGAAAAATTATCTTGTTTTAGTTGAAGGGTATTTTGACGTTTACAGCTTTTATTCTAATGGCTTTGAAAATGTAAGTGCTTTGTGTGGCACTTCTATTTCAGATTATCAATTAGCTTTATGTGCTAGATATTGCGACAACATTGTATTGATACTTGATGGTGATGAACCTGGAAGAATAGCTGGTGAAAAAATATTTAAAAAGATTCAAGAACTTGGCATAAATTGTCTTATCATTTATTTGCCAGATAGTATGGATCCAGATGATTTTGCTTTTTCATTTGATTTAGAAGCTCTTGATCTTGCAATAAAAGACTCGTTAGAAAATAGTAAAAAAATTCTTAAGATTAAGGTATCTTGATGCGAAATATTAGCACTGTTTGGAATATTAGACCTTGTGACAATTCAGTTTGTGGTGAATTGGCATACGAACTTGAAATACCCACTCCTGTAGCAAGAGTTATGGCTACACGGGGTATTGATAGCATTAAGAAAGCAAAAAGTTTTACCACCTTAAAAATTGAAAAACTCCACAATCCATTCTCGCTTCCTGATGCACAAAAAGTAATCGATAGAATTAATAAAGCTATTGATACAGGAGAGAAGATTTTTGTTTGGGGTGATTACGATGTTGACGGTATTACATCTACCGCAATTGTCGTAACAGCACTTAAGAAACTAGGTGCAAATATTGAATATAAAGTTCCTCACAGAATGGAAGATGGATATGACATCAAAGTTCATTCTGTTGATGAAGCTCTACAAAGAAATGCTCAATTATTAATGAGTGTTGACTGTGGAATTGTTGCATTTGAAACTTCTGAATATGCTAAGAAATGCAACTTGGATTTGATTATCACAGACCACCACCATCCTTCACATGATGGAAAAATTCCTGATTGCATAGGTGTAGTAAATCCTAACAGAGATGATCCACATTATCCAGGTGAGCATTTTGCATCTTATAAAACAGAAAATTTCAATAGATATCCTTGTGATTTTCTTGCTGGCTGCGGAATTGCCTTTAAGTTAATGCTGGCTTTAGCAAGTTCTAGGAAAGCAGATATTTTCGAATTCGTTGATGACTTAATTGAATTTGCAGCTCTTGGAACAGTAGCTGACGTTGCTCCTATGATTGATGAAAATAGAATCATAGTTAATTATGGTTGCCAAGTATTATCAAGAAGTACAAAACCTGGCATCAAAGAATTGCTTAGGATTGCTGGCGTAAAGGAAGTATCAACCACTTCTATAGGCTTTCAAATTGGCCCCAGAATCAATGCTATAGGACGTTTAGCTGATGCTGGTACTGCCTTGAGTCTTTTGCTAGCTGAAGATGACATTACAGCCAATTTATTAGCCAATCAATTGAACAATGCAAATACTAAGAGACAAGAACAACAAGAAAAAGCAACAACTGAAGCAATTCATTATGTTTCAGAAAATTTTGATTTAGAGAACGAACATATTCTTATTGTTGGAAGAGAAGAATGGCATCCGGGTTTGATTGGTTTAATAGCTGGAAAACTAGCAGAAACATTTAATAAACCCACATTAGTTTGTTCTTATAAAAAAGATGGTTACGCCAAAGGTTCATGTAGGTCAGTAAGAGATTTTAATATTCTTGAAGCTTTAAAATCTGAAAAAGCTTGGGCATTATTTAAGAAAAGAGCTGATGGTTCAACTGTTTGTGGTGGGCATGCTTTTGCTGCTGGTTTTGAGCTTTCCATAGATAACATTCCTGCAATGCGTTTAGCCTTGAATGAATTTGCAAAAGACAAACTAGGCGAGCCGTCTCAAGAGAAGGTTATTGACATTGATTCTCTTATGTCTTTTGTAGATTTAAACATAAAAACATACAACCACCTACTGAAACTATCTCCTTTTGGATCAGGTAATCACAATCCAGTATTCTTGACCAAAAACATGACCATTGTAGATTGTAAGTTGATGACAAACGGTAAGCATGCAAAAATTAAACTGAGCAATGGTGAAAAGTCTTGGATTACTGCTAATGCTTGGAGGCTTGGAGAAGTTTGTAAAAATTTCAAGCAAGGCGATAAAGTTGATGTCGTTTACAGTTTGGATATAGATACTTGGTCTGGAACTAACTCTCTTGTCATGATTGTGCAAGATATAAAAATAATCTAATTTACATTTTTTTAATTTTTACATATAATTACAATATCGTTGGGGAGATTACATTGTGACTGATGATATTTTAAAACAATTAAAAATTAAGACTCAGGAAAATTTAGAAAAAGCAATCTTGAAATATCAAAGCGCTTTACTTACTGATAATAAATGGGTCATTGATAAAAGCTACAAAGAAATTTGTAAAATTTATCCACCTTATTTACACATGCAAGAATGGTGGAATCAATATCATTACTTATATGACTCTCAAGAAGATTTTGCGTCAGACTATATAAAGATTTTTTGTAATGTCTTGTCTAACTGGAAGCCTAGATCAACTCGTAAGTTATCAAGGTATGGTGGAAGTGGGGAGTTTAAAAATTATTTTATTGGCGCTCTTCAACATAATTACATCAATCTAGTAAAAGCTGATAATGCTGGAAAAAGAAACCCAACTCAAAAATGCCCAGTTTGTGAAAAGTGGGTAAATCCATTATCAACACACATCCTTCATCATCACGCAGATATTCTTTGGAAGCACTTACTATCTACAGGCATTAAGTTAGAAGAGCTTGAAAGATGTGGTTTTTGTAAATCGCATAAAATGCCAAGATCTTATGAGTGTTTAGAAGATTGTAATGATAAAAAAGAAACTGCTTGTGAGAAATGTTTAGTTTCACAAAGAACAGCTGTAATCAAGAAGCATATTTTATCAAAGCATTCTTCTTTACTATTTCAAAAATTTAATGAGCTATATCCTGATCACCAAACAGTATCCCCAAGGGCTTTGAGTGTTTATTTATCTGATGAAGATGATGGAGAGGGTGTTTGTTACTATGATAGCTTGAAAGATGACAACAAAGTTGGAAACTTTCTTAAATTAGAAATGAATGATGTTGAATCAAAAATAATTAAGAATATTTTAAATGGAAATCTCAAAATAAAGTATGATCCTAAGTTGTATCAATGCTCGATCTCTGAGTTTAATATTGCTGTAGAAAATATAAAGAATAAGATGTCAATAGCTGGCATAGAAGGTAATTTATAATGGAAAATATTGATGAACCAGTTACTACTGTGGTAACAAACGAAAAGAAAGCAACAGCTAACGATCCTAGAATTTTAAGAGCTCGTGGTGGAGATTTTAATAATCCTGATCCTTCCAAAAGACCAACTGATCCTGTCGGCTTATCCAGAAGTATTCTTCATGTACTTAAAGATTATGAATATGTTAGAGTTTTGTCTGTAGGCCCAACAGCATTATCTTCTGTTATGACCGCATATCGTTTTGCATCAAGAGAAGTGGAATCACTTACAAATGGATCTGTACTTGTATTAAGACAGTCTGAATATAATGCTGAAATTGCCGGAAAGAAAACTAAAGGCATTTCAACAAGAATTTTTGCAATTGACATTAAATTTGCATTGTAAGAAATGAACAAAGACAGCTGGATCAAAGCAAAAAAACAAATCCTTATCAACCATTTTTTTAACAATAAACAAGAAAATCTTAATAATCTATCTCAGGAAACACTTACTCAGAATCAGAATAAGACAATAACAAAGTTTACTACTTGGGCTGAATTAATAGATCAGGCTAAAACTTGTAATTCAGAAATAATTCAATCATCTCTTGACATGAACGTTTGTGGTTTTAAGTTGTCAGACAAAAGATCACAATTAATTCTAGACATTGCATTTGAAAGAAAAGTTTATGAAATTTTACAGGAACTTAATTTAGATTATGATAACTTTGAAAGCGCAAGAGAGGCAATTGTTGATAGTATTTTAGCCTACAGATGGGATAAAAGAAAACTTCATGAATTGGTTAAAAAGATAAGATTTTTAGATCTAGACGAGTTGCCAAAAAACATTTAATAGCTCATAATACAAAAGGAAGGGATAAAAATATCTGATCGATTTCTTTCAGATATTTTTTATTGTCAAAATATGGAAAAAATTTTACAAGAGAACAAGAACAGATTTGTTTTGTTCCCGATAGAGCATCACGATATTTGGGATTACTACAAGAAGGCTCAACAAGTTTTTTGGACTGCGGAAGAGATTGATTTAGCTCAAGATCTTACTGACTGGGAGAAGTTAAATGAGGGTGAGCAGCACTTTGTCAAACATATTTTAGCTTTCTTTGCTGCTTCAGATGGAATTGTAAATGAGAATTTAGCTGAGAACTTTGTTGCTGAAGTACAGTATACAGAGGCGAAATTCTTCTATGGTTTCCAGATTATGATGGAGAACATTCACTCCGAGACATACTCTCTCCTCATTGATACATATATCAAAGACAAAGAAGAGCAAAACCATCTTTTTAATGCAATTGATACAGTTCCTGCAGTTCAAAAGAAAGCAGAATGGGCCATTAAGTGGATTGGCTCTGAATCTTTTGTCGAGCGCCTTATTGCCTTTGCTGCTGTCGAGGGAATTTTCTTCTCTGGATCTTTCTGTTCAATTTTCTGGTTGAAGAAGCGTGGGTTGATGCCAGGTCTTTCATTCTCTAACGAATTAATTTCTCGTGATGAAGGACTACACACTGACTTTGCAGTGCATCTCTACAAGAACCACATTGAGAATAAACTTTCTCGTGAGCGCATTCTCGAAATTATTGATTCAGCTCTCAATATTGAAAAAGAATTTATTACAGAAGCACTCCCTGTTAGTTTAATCGGAATGAATTCTGAATTAATGAAGCAATATCTTGAATATGTTTCTGATCGTTTGTTGATGGATATTGGCGTTGGTAAGGTTTACAACACTGAAAATCCGTTTGACTTCATGGCTAATATTGCACTTCAGAATAAGACCAATTTCTTTGAGAAGCGTGTTGCGGACTATGTCAAGAGTGGCGTAGGTGAAGTGCAAGAACAAATTTCATTTGATGAGGATTTTTAGTAATGGATATAGTCAAGCGTAATGGGACAACAGAGCCCCTTAAATTAGAAAAAATTTCATCCCGCATCAAAAAACTAACATATGGCCTCAACGAAAGAGTTGACCCTGATAAAGTCAGCACTAAAGTAGTTTCTGGGCTATATGATGGTGTTTCTAGCACTGAACTTGATCAGCTCAGTTCTGAGACTGCTGCATCAATGGTAACGGTCCATCCTGACTTTGGTAAATTAGCAGCTAGGATTGCTATAACTGCACTTTACAAGGATGTTGAAAAAGATTTTTCAGTGGTTGCTAAGAAGCTTTACGACTATATCAATCCAAAAACTGGTGACAGTGCAGGAATGATATCTGATGAAGTTTATAGTGTGATTCAAAAAAATTCTCAAGAATTAGATGCAATGATTGTGCATGATAGAGATTTTAATTTTGATTACTTTGGATTCATGACCTTACGTAAATCTTACCTCTTGAAGGTAGATGGGAAAGCAGCTGAAACACCACAGCATCTTTACATGCGTGTTGCTGTTGGTATTTGGCGTGATAACTTAGAAATGGTTCAAAAGACTTATGACATGTTGTCTCAAGGTCTTTTCACTCATGCAACTCCAACTCTTTTCAATGCATCAACCAATCGCCCTCAATTATCATCGTGTTTCTTGCTTGACATTGATGACGACAGCATTCCAGGCATTTACAAAACACTCTCAGATTGTGCTTTAATTTCTCAATCTGCTGGCGGAATTGGCATAAACATTCATAAGATTCGTGCTAAGGGTAGCTATATCAAGGGTACTAACGGACATTCTAATGGAATTATTCCAATGCTCAAAGTATTCAATGAAACTGCACGATATGTTGATCAGGGTGGCGGAAAGCGTAAGGGTTCAATTGCTATTTACCTTGAGCCTTGGCACGGAGATATCTTTGACTTTCTTGAACTTCGCAAGAATCAAGGCAAGGAAGAATTACGTGCTAGAGACTTGTTCTTAGCTATGTGGATTCCTGACCTATTTATGAAGCGTGTTGAAGCTGATGGCAATTGGTCTTTATTCTCCCCTGATCAAGCTCCTGGTTTGATTGATGCTTATGATACACCAGACAAGAAATCTTTTACTGAACTTTTTGAGAAGTACGAATCAGAAGGCAAAGCGCTTAAAACCATTAAAGCTCGTGAATTATGGGAAAAAATTCTTGATTCACAGGTTGAGACTGGCACTCCTTATATGCTTTACAAGGATGCATGTAATTATAAGAGTAATCAGAAGAATCTTGGGACAATTAAGTCTTCAAATTTGTGTACAGAAATCCTAGAATACACAGACAAAAATGAGATTGCTGTTTGTAACCTTGCGTCTATTGCATTACCGAAGTATGTACTTATTCCATCTGGCAAAGTTCGTGAGAAGGATAAGAAATTACGCAAATATGATTTTAAATTTTTATATGAAGTTGTTTACCAAGCAACAGTTAATTTGAATCAGGTTATTGATGTAAATTTCTACCCTACTCCTGAAACAAAAGCATCAAATCTTAAGCATCGTCCTATTGGTTTAGGAGTTCAAGGTTTAGCAGACACTTTTGTAATGATGGGTCTTCCATTTGAATCAGATGAAGCACGTAAATTGAACAAGGATATCTTTGAAACAATTTACTTTGCTGCTCTTACTGCATCTAAGGATTTGGCAAAGAAACATGGCTCTTATGCGTCATTTGAAGGATCTCCAGCATCTCAAGGTTTATTACAATATGACTTATGGGGACTTACTGAAAATGATCTTTCCGGTATGTGGGATTTTTTAGCGCTCAAAGAAGAAATCAAGCAATTTGGTTTGAGAAATTCACTTCTTGTTGCTCCAATGCCTACCGCTTCAACAGCACAAATTCTTGGAAATAACGAGTGCTTTGAGCCTTTTACTACCAATCTATATAAACGCAATACATTGAGTGGTGAATATGCTGTTATCAATAAGCATTTAGTAGAAGATCTAGTCAATCTTGGTATCTGGAGTGACAATGTGAGATTGAAATTATTCAATGAGAATGGTTCAGTTCAAAACATCCCTGAAATTCCTACAGATATCAAAGAAGTTTACAAGACAGTTTGGGAGATGAAGGGTAAATCTCTTCTTGATATGGCCCGTGATCGTTCATACTTTATTGATCAATCACAATCATTGAATATGTTTATGGCTGATCCAACTCCAAGTAAATTATCTTCTGCTCATATGTATGGTTGGAAATTAGGGCTGAAGACAGGTATGTATTATTTACGTGTCAAGCCTAAAGCACAAGCATTAAAGGGTCTTGGAATCGATCTTTCAAGTGCATCAATCCAAGAAGTAGAAAAACCCAAGGAAGTAGAACAATTAAAGGATTTTGATAATAATGAATTTGCTGCTAAAGTATGTTCATTAGATAATCCAGATTGCGAAAGCTGTGGAGCATAAATAAAAAAGAGGGGAGAAATCCCCTCTTTTTTTTAGTAATCTGTATCTATGTTTTGTCTATTTACAGTAGTTTTGTAAAATGTTATGTCGTTATTTGAGAATTCTACATCTGGGATTTTTGTCCATGTAAATCCTCCGCCTCTTTCATAAATAAAAGGGCTTAAATCTATAATGACCAATTCAACTAGATCATTGTTTTCATCATCTTCATCATATAATATATCTGGTTCAATGTTATAAACGATGGTCTCTACGTGCTGTATATCGTCTCTTGTAAATGTTGTTGCAGTATAACTTGGGTAGTTTTTGTTTATAATTTCAACAAAAGAATCTGCAATGAGGTGACAAATACCCCCACCAGCATATACATCAGGATTCTCATCCCAATCATCATAAATTTGTTGTGCAGCATCTACAAATTCCGAAGTAAGCCTTTCTAAACTATTTTCAAAAGAATTGGTAGACGCTATTATTTCTTTAGGTTTATAATACATAGTTCTTGAAAATGTATCTGATAAATCAAAGTCCTTTTTTCTTCCAGCATTATCTACAAATTCATTTCTTTCATAAAATCTTTGTAGTGCTCCCTTTTTACCTTTTTCAGGTTCAGGGTTAAGAACAATTGGCTTGCCCACTCTTTGACTGTATTCTTTAAGGGAAGTAATAATTTCTGTTCCTATACCTATTCCCCTCATTTCTTTAGGAATGAATATTTTATCTAATTTGATTTTATTTTCGTATTCATTTATTCTTAAGACAATTTCAGGATACTTATTTAAGAAATAAATTATTAATTCTTTAATACCATTTTGTTCATGAGCAAATTTATACCACATTATAAATTTCTCCAGCGGGATATATCTGAGACATATTTTGGTGGGCCAGTAACCATGAAACTTTTCATATCTTCATTATAATCATGGACTCTATCAATATCATAAGCTTTTTCAAATTTGCCCTTATTAGAATTGATTATAAATACTACATCTTGAGGCTGTAACCTATGTATGATTTCAAAAATTTTGGCATTTTGCTCATCTGAAGGGGGTGCAAAGGCATTTATTGTCATAGTGCTTCCCATTTTACTAATTCTAATGCCTCTGTCAAAATATTTATGAAGAATCTCTGTTACGGCATCTTCTGAATTGTATCTTGGCCCTAATTTCTCTCTTCTTCTTTGTACTAAATCTTCAGGCCCAAATGCATATTCTGGAAGTGCAGAAATATTATACTTCTCTCTAACTTCAGGATTTTGGCTTACACTGTTTCTTGCGCTTTCTAAGACTCTATCAAGAAACAAACTATGGCTTACTGCTTGATGTACGTTTTCATCACCAGAAAGAATCAAATGCTCACTTCCTGAACCTGTCCATATATCTGAGACAGGAATAGGTTTAGGAGTTTTTTCTTTTACATGTTGTTCAAAAACATTATCAGGTACATTTGGTTTTATAGCTAATCTATACCACATTTAAATATCCAACTTACCTTGAGAGTAATCTAATTTATATTCGTGTAAAGAGCCTTTAATGTCTGGCTCTCCAAGTATTTTTTCTCTTATTCTTTCTGCTGCTGAATTAATTAGATAACTAACTAACCATTCAGGTTTTCCAAAATTCTCAAAGTTATATTTAAGCCATTTATAAAGATTAGTAGCAACACCCATGCCTTCATACCAATCAGCAGTTCTTACATGCTTAAGTTCAAGTTGATTTCTGCCTGAAGCGTAAAAACTTACATCAAATTCCATTTTTCCAACTGGCATTTCTCTCTGTCTATCTTCTAAATCATAAGCTTTTAAGACATATGAAATTGATCTCACTCTTCGTTCAGAAGGATCTCTGTCACTTTCGTCACTATCTTCAGTTTGCTTCAATTCATAACTTAGATCATTAAAATCATAGTATGCTTTGTGACCTTTAAGAGCAATTTTGTACCACATGTTATTTGTCTCTTTTTTCCATAGCTAAAAAGTTAGCTCTTACTTTACTTAAGAACGAGCCAACAGTTGAAGATCTAGCATTATTTAAAACTCCAGAGTTCTTAAATGGTGGTATTTCATAATGAAAATCTAATCCATTTATATGATGATCTTTTATGGAATTTATTTGATCTAATGTTGGAGCTTTCCAAATTTCAACACGCCATTCATTATCTATTCTAGAAACTCTAATTGAATTGGTTTCTTTTAAAAATGGTATTACATAATCCCTAGAATCATTAGGAATTTCATTATCTAAATTTTGAACAGGTGGCATTACTTCAAAGATTTGTCCATGAAGAAATCTATCTCCCTGAAATCTGTCATAAAAGTTTAATAATTGACCTTCTGGTAACACATAGGCAGCTTTTTCAGGGTCATCAGTTGTGTCAAATCTTTTTAAGGCTTTGTCTATATATTCATTATTTATTGCAAATTTGTACCACATTATAACTTTACTTTTACTTCAAAATTGGGTAAAATCCTTGTATGGCTAATCCTACTATAAGAGAAGTAAAAATTTTAGATGCAGTATTGAAAGAAGATGAAGGTACAGACGATGAACCTACAATCATTCAATATATTTGGCTTCAACTTCAAGATGTAAAAACAGAAAGAGTTTATACTGCAGTTTTATCTCTTGATGATATAAAAGAAATAACCAAAATGAGTAGATATCTAGAGGGTAGGGAATTAATTAATTTTTCAATTGCTTTGAAAAATAGAGAGCATCCATTATCTTTGATTTTCAACCCAGATGATCAAGAAATTACATTTGATATGATTAAGAATGAGGAAGGTATTTAATATGGCAGCATCAGGAAGTGGACAGGTTACAGTATCAGGCCCTAGTGGTTACAAAGCAACAGTTGAAATTAAAGCTTTCAAGGAAGGAGCTACCATTCCAAAGAAGGCTACAGAAGGTGCAGCAGGATATGACTTGTGTGCATGTATTTCTGAGTTTACAAGTGGATTGATGATTCATCCTCACAGCAGCATGATTGTTCCAACTGGATTGAATGTAAATATTCCTGAAGGATATGAAATTCAAATCCGACCACGTTCAGGTTTAGCTGCTAAGCATGGTGTTACGGTCCTCAATACGCCAGGAACAATTGACAGTGACTATTCCGGTGATGGAGAAGAATTTGAACTTAAGGTAATTCTTTTCAATCACAATAAAATCCCATTTCCAATTAATCATGGTGATCGTATTGCACAAATGGTTGTAGCAAAATTAGCAGAACATACACTTGTTGAAGTTCAAGAATTTGGTCAATCCAACAAGACATCTCGTAAGGGCGGTCTTGGAAGTACAGGTAAATAATGGATCATAATCTTGATCAATCAAATAAAAGCTACACCATCTTTTTGGATTTAGACGCTACTGTTTGGGAGCAAGGCGATCCAGTTGAAATTTCTAAACCAGGATATCAACCAAAGATGATTTTTGGTGTTCTGGATAAGATTAGACAATGGGATAGTAAAAATTATAATATAATTCTCACTACAGGGCGCAAAGAAAGCTTGAGAGATGTAACAATAAAACAGCTTTCTTATGCTGGAATTATTTATGATCAACTAGTAATGGGTATTGGTGGCGGAGATCGTATTTTGATTAACAACAAACGCAGAAACGGTGATATTTCTGCTAAAGCCATATGTCCAGATTACAATGAGGGAATTGGTAAAATTGATTTATGATTTATCCTGAATTCAAAAAATTTGTCAATTTGATTGGTCATGAAATTACGATTTCAGGTTACGCAACTTTACCTAAGTGTGAAAAGCCTTGTCGTATAGATACCCAAGAAAGAGTAATTGGAAAGTTATCAAATATTCCAATTGTTAAAACTTATTTCAAAGGAATCACTAATCTTCCTGATCCTGAAGAAGGTACATATTTTATTGTCAATAGAATTATAATGGATTATATTCCTATTCTAAGAGAAGATGTATTTTGTGTAGATACCGGCCCAACAGCAATTAGAGAAAATGGTCAAGTTGTTGCTGTAACACAATTATCAATATGAGTGAACCAGATTTCATAGAGTCACAAGAATGTCTCGACATTGCTCAAAAACTTGTTGAAAAATACTATATGTTTATTGGGTATGTTGACTTAGATTTAGTTCATTTTGTTGAAATGGATGGCTATAAGAGCAAGAGCGCCCCGGCATGTGTAATGTCGGGGCTTACTCAATCATGGGCAAGAGATATATTGAGAACATCAGGAAGCAATAAAACATATTGTTTTGCTGTTTGGTCAGAAATTTGGGAACAGACTGAAAAATCAAAAAAAGAATGGCTTGTTTTTCGGTCACTTTATTCTATCAGCCCAGCACTAGATGGTAAAATAAGAAACTTCGATGTACAGGATTACGGGTTCATTGTAGAATATTTTGTCAGAAGTGGCTATGGGCCTTATTGGACTGAAAAAGACAATTTGCCTTCTCTTCTTGATAACGATATTTCACTTATAGTCCCAATGAATGATGATGATTAGCCAAAGTTTTTACAATAAATATCGTCCTACAGAGTTCAAAGATCTCAAAGGATGTATGGCAGCACAAATTCTTGATTTACAAATTAAGAACAATAAAACCACACATGCTTATATACTTTCAGGCCCTCCTGGTACTGGAAAAACAACTTTGGCACGTATTGCTGCTATAAAGTTATTATCAAGCAATGAAGCTGATAATAATACTAAGCAAATGGTTATAAATGATTCACATCCGGACATTTATGAAATCAACTGTGCTGTAAATAATGGTGTTGATCATATACGAGAAAATGTCATTCAATTCTCTAGGCTTTCACCAATATCAGGTAAATATAAAATATTTATTTTAGATGAAGCTCAGATGCTTACAAACCAAGCTCAGACATCCTTGATCAAATTAACAGAAGAGCCGCCTCAATTTGTAAAGTTCTTCTTTTGCACAACTGATCCACATAAAATATTAAGAGCTATACATACTCGCTGTCAAACATTAAATTTGAAAAAACTATCTGATTCAAATTGTCTTGAGTTACTTGAAGATATTTGCCAAAAAGAAAGTTTAGATTATGACATTGAAGCCTTAAATCTTATTGTCAAAGAATCAGATGGTAGTGCTAGAAATGCATTATCTATATTAGAGCAAGTTTCTGTTACTGAAATTTCTGACTCAAATGTAAGAGAAATTTTAGGAAAATCTCCAAAGCATATTTCTATGAATTTAGCATTATCTATACTGGATATCAATTATGCTGATTCAATGAGAATTATTCAAACATCTCAAGCTGAAGGTAGAAGCTTGACTGGTCTTCTCGTTGATACTTCACGCATTTTCTTAAAAGCATTTGAATATGTAGTTTTGAAAATAAAAAAGGTAGATAGAGATCCTCAGATAGAAAATATAGCAAAATCTATCAATACTTTGCATTTATTAATGCTTACTGAAGATTTGTATAACATATCTAATAACACAAGGCAAACTGTATCTGAGGACATACTGGCAATAACTGGAGTTCTCAAAGTTATTGAAAAGTACGCAAAATTATCTGATGCGTAAAAAGAATTAAAATTGAAATTTGCCCTCAGGAGATTTGATGGCATCTGAAAATCCAAGAATTGTAAGAATAGTAAATAAAGCAAAAGGAGGCGATGAGGCTTCTTTTAAAAGACTTTTAAAAATGGTAGAGCCTGATCTCAAGAAAATTGCTCCGCATTTTTTTATTGTTGGTGGCGATCGTGAAGATGTCATGCAAGAATTAAGATTGGGCGTTTATAAAGCTGTTAATTCTTATGACTGTACCAAAGACACAACTTTCAAAAACTTCTGTGTTAATTTAGTTTGCAAAAGACATCTTGCCACAGCTATAGCTTCGGCAAAAAGAATGAAAAATTCAGCGTTGAATGATTCAATTTCTTTAGATGCACCATTTATTTTAAATGATGATGGAAATTTTCATACTTTAGGAGATTATATTCCTGAGAAGAAAAATCCTTATGATGAATCTCCTCCTGTTAATTTACTTGAAGACATTATCGTCAGAGAAGAATTAGAAATAAACTCATCTTTGTTGCTTGAAAAGCTTACCCCTTTAGAAGCTGACATTTTTGTAGAGTATTGTTTAAGATCCTCTTACAAAGATATTTCAAACTCACTAAATGTTCCAGCTAAATGTGTTGATAATGCACTCACAAGAATACGCAAAAAAGCCACTGAAGTTTATACGCAATTTAGGACTGACGAGAAAGAGGATGCGTCACATAATTTACCAAAAAAGTAATATATGAGACACATATTGCGCTTGGCTTCATTTTTAGATCAAGTTGGAAAATATAAATTAGCAGATAAAATAACTAAAATTGCTATCGATCAAAGTGATTTTGAATTACCAAAAAAACCTATTACGTTTTCAGATCACGTATTAGACAGATCAAGGTCTACTGGTAAAGATCCGTTGGATGTAATTGATAAAATGACTACAGACAACGTAGCTGAAGCTGATTATAGTTTTTCTGACTATAGAAGATTTTTTGAAATTTATTCACAAATTTTCATATTTGCAAAAGATGGTGTTTGGAAATTTTCATTTATAGACCCACTGTCTTTGCAAGGTTTAGCAAAAATGTCAGATAAAGAAGGCAAATTGCTCACTGACCAACTTTCAGTTCCAGGATTAGAAGAGCTGTATAGTAGTGAAGAAGATCTTGAAAAAATAACATATGATGTTCTTTATTCAACAAATTTACCGATTGAAGATTACACAGCTGAAGAAGCAGAAGAATATGTTAGAGAAAGATTCCCATATGCTTCAATTGATGTAATGACGGGTGATTATGAAGTTGACAAGAATGAAAATTTATATGATGCTGAAAGAGACTTACCTGAAAGAGACTTGTCATAACTCTTGCTAAAAATCTTACAATGTAGTAAGATTTGCATATGGAAACTTCAATTGTTGATGTAGTTATCGGTATGCAGTATGGTGATGAAGGCAAAGGTAAAATTGCCTATCAATTAGTAATTACTGGTGAATATGACTATGTATTCCGATTCAATGGAGGCGGAAATGCAGGTCATACAATTTACCTCAATGGAGAGAAAATTGTTACACATCTTGTTCCTTGCGGTATTCTGCATGGTATTCCTAGTATCATCGGTAATGGTTGTGTTATCAATACGCAAAAATTATTTGACGAACTTGAATATCTTAAAGGATTTGGGTTTGACACATCAATCCTTAAAATAGCAGAAAACGCACATATAATTACCCAAGATCACATTGACGAAGATTCCAAAGATACAAAGATTGGAACAACTCGCACTGGAAATGGACCTTGTTATCGAGACAAGTTTGCCCGTACAGGTCTTCGTGCCAAAGATGTTCCAGAATTAGCACCATATCTTGTTGATATGCACAGTATTATTCATTCTTCCCCAAATAAATTTTTAGCTGAAGGAGCTCAAGGATATTGGCTTGATGTTGATTTTGGTGATTATCCTTTTGTTACCTCATCAAATACAGGTGTAGGAGCAGTATTAAACAATGGTTTCAATTATAAGCAAGTACGGAATGTTGTCGGGGTTATCAAGTGTTATTCTACCTATGTTGGAGCTAAAGGATACCAAAAAGATGACGATCGATTTGAACAGCTCAGAGAAATTGGTCAAGAATACGGAGCTACAACAGGACGACCAAGACAAATAGACTGGCTCAACATCCAAGAAGTGATTACTGCTTGCCAAATGAATGGTGTTACAAAGCTTATTATCAACAAAATGGATGTTCTTCGACAAGTGACTAGTGCTTGGAATTATTATGAAAATGGAATGTTGATATCTTGTTCTGATGAAGATACATTCATTTCTAATATCTTGAAAGAAATAAAGATTTGTCTTACTAATACTGAAGTTGAATTCCAAGGACAACTACATTGAAATTTAAGCTGAACAAAACTGAGCATTTGTCTAAGATTCAGTTAATAAATAAAATATCTAAAAATAAAATAACCTTAAATGAAAACAAGGCTATTTCTAGTGACTCTTTATCATTCTATTGTTTGAATGATAGGGTGTATATTTATTGTTCAAATTCTATAAGTTCTTCTTTAATTTATTTATGTGATTTTCAAGAAGAATTTGTTAACTTTGGAATTGAATCTAGCTTATTTTGTAATGCTTTTTCTAATTTTCCAGCAGATGATGTTCAGTTTGTTTTTTCTAATGAAGAAAATCAATTAGTCTTTGGCAATAAAAAAACTAGAGTGTCTCTTAAGACTTCAAAAGCAAATAGCATTAAGGAAATTTTGAGTAATGAATTTTACCAAGATGAAAACCTTAATTTTCAAAAATTAGATATTGAAAGAATCATAAATCTAATTAAATTTACATCATTTTCTTGTGCTCCTGATTTTGATGAACATCCATATTCTTCAATAATGATGTTCACAAGCAAGGATAGATTTAATTCTCAATCTTCTGACAAGCATAGAATTTCAATATTTGGCTCTAGATTTAACAGCGAGCCATCATTCTTGCTTTCTAAAAATCAAGCTGAATTATTACTAAACTTCTTAGACAAAGATCAAGAATATTCTTACTGCATACATAAAAATAAATTTATCATTAAATGGAATGATAATGTTTTTGTAACATGCTTAGAAAATAATTCATTTCAAAGTGTCTACAATTCATTCAATAAGTTTTTTGATGAATCTGAACATATAACTTCTTTCTCGGTAGATAAAATTCAAATTATCAAATCTCTTAAATTCATATCCAACATCACTAGCTCTCATACATTCAATCTTAGATCTTCTAGTAATACTTTGATCATTTCAAGTTCTAGAGATGATAAAGGGGCTGTGGCTGATAAGATTTTATTAGATAAAGAAATTGAAGATTTAGATGTATCTTATTTGATCAATCATTTTATTAAAGTGCTTGAATTAGTAAGCATGGATCAAATTAATCTTGTTTTCAAAGATTATAATGGATATACTATCTGTGTCTTAGAAGATACTGATTTCAACCATATCATGTTTCCTATGGAGTAAAATGTTACCGAGAATTTATTTTGGATCTAGATATCTTTATATGAGTCAAATTAAGGAAGCTTTTTCTGGTGCTAATCTCATATTTATAGATAATATTGACAAGCAATTATCTAGTCATTCTCCTTTCTTTGATTCAAATAACATTTATCTTTATGATAATCCAAACACAGAAACAATAAAGAAAATATCTGGTTTTATTGACAAAAAAATTGAGAAACATATTCTTCTATTTGATGATGATGGATTTGATGGCAGAATATCACTCATTCAAAAAATCAAAAAAGCCAACAGTATTTTTTCCACTATTTATCCTGTTTTAGGTGACACAAATGTATTGAAGAATATCATATACAAACACTCTAAATTACTCAATATTAGTATCAAAAGTGATTGTATTGAATGGTTAGTATCTAATTGTCCAATTATAAAGATAAAGAATAAAACAACGAAAAAAGAAGTTCTTTATTATGACATTGACATACTACTAAAAGAAATTGAAAAGGTATCCATATTAGATCAAACCTTATCAGTAGAGCATTTTAATAATTCAGATTTTAATGAAGAGCATGATATATTTGAATATTTTAAAAAATTATTCAGTAAAGATATTAATTACATTAATTCTAATTTAGATAAAGTGATTGAAGAGTTTACCACTCAAGGATTTTTTCTAATACTTCTTCAACAATTGTATTTTTTACTTGTAATATCTGAATGTCAAAAGAATAAGATATATTCTCCTGAAAAAGTGCAAGAAATTTTAGAACTGCGAGACATTGGTAATAAATATCTTTCTGATGATTATGAAGAAGTAAACACATCTTTGAAATCACATAATCCAATCAGAATAAAAATAGCCCTTAGTGAAAATAAAATCCCAACTAATAAAATAAGCGAAATGATATCTCTTGTAACACAGCATATAAGTGATGCAAGATTTTTTGGTGAGAATAATGTAGCTAATACTCTCACGATTAATAAACTAGCAAATGTATAAATAAGATATGGATGAAAAGTATGAGCAAATAAATGATTTAGTAATTAAAACTAAGTCAGGGGATATGGATTCTCTTTTTGAGCTATTTAAATTTTACAAGCCACTTCTTTACTCTTCAATAAAAAGATGTATTATAAAAGACCCTAGACTATCTGTTCATAGGGAAGATATGTTTGAAGAATCATTATTTGTTCTTCAAAAAATTATTAATCAGTATGATCCAGACCTTACTTATTTTTCTTATTTTATTTCAACTAGAATAGACATTAATTTATTCAGGCATGTGTCAGAAAAATACATCAAAGAAGAAGATAGAATTCAGAACAATTTTTCTAACGAAATTTCTTATGATCCATTTAATAAAATTGATACAATTATTTCAATTCAAAATGCAATGCAGCTATTGAATGAAAGCGAATCTGATATCATTCAACTTTACTTCTTTGAACAGTACAGTCAGCAAGAAGCTGCAGAAATGCTTGGAATAACACAAGGGGCATTTTCTAAAAAATTATCCAAAACCCTTGATCAATTAAAGAGCATTCTGGGAGAAGACTTCCTACTCGATTAAACATGGAATAATTTTTAAATATTTTTGTACTATATATTTATGTTCCACCTAAACTCCTAAGACTCAAAACTCAGTCTGGGGGTTTTTATTTTTAAAAGGGGAGATTATTGCAGTGGCTGAAAATAACTTATCCGAAGACATGATTTACAACTGGAGAAACGAATTACGCTCACATAATGATGGCGTATTTGTAGTGGCCAGTTCCCAAGCTCAAAAATATAAAAATCAAGGTTTTGATAAATCAGAAGTAGTTGAACTTTTAGCAGCAGACAATTATGATTTAGAAGTTGCAAATAGAGTTGCATCTAATCTATTTGATAGTGATGATATCATAACTGTAAAACAGGCTATTGAAGTTGCAGTAGTCCCAACTAAGTATTCTGATTGTTCGCCAATTATTGAAAAAACACTTGAAAAATTTTCTGCAAAAGACTTTGTTAGAAAACTTACTCTTGGTGAGCATTCTATTGTAAAAACAGATAGCAAGGGTGTTGAAAGCTGGCTATCATTAGTCAAGATGGCAAAAGACAATTCAAATATGAGAATTGCCTTACACAAAGAGCTCAAGCCATGGATTGAAGAAGCTTTATTGAATTCTGTTCTTAAGGCTCAATCAGAAAAACCATTAGTGGAAGCAAAGAACAATAAAGTAATTGTTTCAATGAAGAAAGGTACTGCAGAAGTAGATTTACATAATGCTACTTCAACTAGTGATAAATTTATTGAAGGCAATTATGCTTATTTTGGATTAGCAGATGAATACATGGTTTCAGCAGCAGACAGTGTTTCCCCATATGCTAGACTCAAAAGAGCTTTGAAAGACTAATTTTTACTCAGGACAAGCAAAACAAGCCGCTTTATGCGGCTTGTTTTGCTTGTATAACACAATAAATGGAAGATAATAAAAGTAAGGTTGATTCTCTCATTGTAAACGATCCCAAGAAGCCTTCAAGGATGTTTGCACATTTAAAAGAAGGAGAAATACCCTTAGTTCCTTTACCTCAAGACAACATGAGTGATATTAGCTATCCTCAGTTTGTTGAACCTAGATGCACCATTTGCACTTCTACTTTTAGAGATTTAGCAGAACATGTTTATTTAGAAACTGGTAAAAAGGCACAATCAGTAATTAATTTTTTTGCAAAACATTATGACGCTAAACTTAACTGGATGCAAGTTAACACTCATATGGAACAGCATTGTGATTTTAAGAAGATTTCCACATCAGGTCTTAAGAATTATGAGCAAAGAGAAGAGCTAATTACTCCTTGGATTTTTAGAGAACAACAACTGGCATTAACGGCTTTATTGGTTGAATTAGATGATGTAAGAGGAATGGACTGTAGCAAAAATAATGATCTTAAATTAAGAAGAGCTGCTATGGTTGAAAAATTAATTTCTAAAATTTTATATCTTAAAGAAAGTAGAGATAATGCCGGAATATATGCTATAAATATTTTTGAAATTCTTTCAAAGCTTCATAATGAGATGGAAACTGAAGCAGATAAAAAAAGAATTAGAGATGAAATGCAATTTTTACGACAAAAGATACAGCAGGATAACTAATGTTTTTTAGCTTTGACAATGATGAACTGAGCGATTATTTAGAAATGCTTTATGAAGAAACATCATATGGTACTTCAGATTACGACAGACAAGATCTAAATCCTTTATATTGGGACATTTTATTAAAACCAATATCATCAAATCCAGAATATTGGAATGACAAAAAAGCTTTAGATTTTGGTACTTCAAGAGGTAGAAATCTAAAAAATATTGACAATTTGGCAAAATGGAAAGAGCTGCATGGAGTTGATCTAAGTAAGAAAAATATTGATGAAAATATCAAAAATTTTCAAGATACTAAATATCATTTTCATAAAACCTCAGGCAGAAATCTTAAGAAATTTAATGATGAATCTTTTGACTTTGTAATATCTACTTTAGTATTTCAACATATTCCAATTTATGATTTCAGACTTTCATTACTTAAAGAAATTTATAGAGTAATGAAGAAGGATGGAGTTTTTACTTTTCAAATGGGTTTTGGTGATAATCTTAAAGATAGAGGTTATCCTAATCATTGGTTTGTTAGAATGAAAAGTCAAGTAGGTATATTTCCAAGCCAACTTCCAATGGCCGGATACTATGACAATATTTACAAGGCATCAGGCTCTCATGGGGAGCATGATGTTAGAGTGACAGATCCAAATCAAATATTTGGAGATTTGTCTAATATTGGATTTAAAAAGATAGATTGTTCAATTGAAAATGCTTACGATGAATATATGCATAAATATTGGATATATGTTACTTGTTATAAATAATGAGAAAAATAAATACTGCAAAGCAAAATCATATTGACTATAAAACACAGCTTTTGCAGCAAGCAAATGATATTACAGAACTTTTCAAAGACACAGAATATGCTGCTGACTTTGAGGATGAAATACGCCCTCAAACTAGAACTGAAGTATCACCTCCTGTTACTCCTGAAAAAACAAGATTTAACCCTGATCAAATTGTAGATATTGTTACTTTTATTGAGCATCCTTTTTTCTGCAATTTAAAACCCCACCCATGGCAAAGACTTATATTGAAATGTTTTTATATGGGACAAGAAGGCAATACAAATATTATATTTAATGATGTTCCAGTTGAAGAAAGAACTTCTTGTAAAGGATGTGTCTGGGAACATATTAGTAAAAATGAAATAGATGTAATGAAAAAAAGAAAAGAAGGCAAATTTATCAAGCCTCTTTTTACAGTTGAAAATTCACCTTGCTTAACATGCAATAAGCTTCCAGAAAATGTAAGACAAGAAAGATATGATGTAGCAAAAGAAGAAGCTACAAACCCTGATTCCGAAAGAATCATTTTAGAATTGTCCCAAAGACCAATTATTGAAAATTACCAATCAGAAAGAGATTTATTTTTTGCAGAAGAGCTTGATCCAAAAGTAAGAAAACAAATCTTAGATAAATGCGAAAAAAGATTTAAATTTCAAGAATTAGTCTTGGTACTTGGTAGACGTTCAGGTAAATCATTCCTTGTTTCAGCTATTGCTCTATATGAACTTTATAGATTGATAGCGATGGGGCATCCTCAATCTAGATATGGATTGATGGAGTTTGATCAAATTACTCTTCTTAATGTTGCTAAAAATGAAGAACAGGCTAAAAATGCCATCTTCGCAAAAATAAAAAATACTGTTTTGTCATCTCCATTTTTTCAACCATATATTGGTAAAGACAATGAACTGGAGATGCGCTTTTATACTGAGAATGACAGAAAAGAAAATGACAGAAGAATAAATCAAGGAATGAATCCTTTTTCGGGTTCCTTAGTACTAAAATGTGGTTCTAGTAGCGCTTCAGGTCTTGTTGGTTTAACTTGTTGGTGCATCATTATGGACGAAATTGCTGCTATGGCTGGTGATAGTCCTGATTCTGGTGTTGACTATGCTTTATATAATGATTTAAAGCCATCTTTAGCCACATTTGGTAGAGATGGAAAGATTATGATGCTCTCCAACCCTAAAGGACCAATAGGATTACTTTATGATTTACATGAGAATAGACTAGAAGATCCCTCTACTCTGATAATGAGAATGCCAACCTGGCTTTCAAATCCTAATATTGATAAAGAATATCTTGAGGGAGAAAAAAAGAAAAATCCAGTTGAGTACCAGATGCAGTATGGAGCTGAGTTTGGAGCTGCATCCTCAGACCCAATGTTTTCTCCTGATGACATACAAAGAATGTTTAGTTCTATGTCAATGATTCCTAGAAAAGAAAAATCTGATGGTTTGCATGAATACTATTGCCATCTAGATCCTGCAAGAACATCTGATTATTACGCTTTAGTAATTACCCATGCGGAAAGTATATATAACACAGTTGGTCCAGATTTTAAACCTCTGAAACGTGTTGTAATAGATCATATTCATTTTTGGAATCCGATATCAAAAAATCAACCTATTTCTGAAAGAGAAGTTGAAGAATATGTTATAAGCCTGCATGCAAAATTTAGATTTAGGCAAGTTAGTATTGATCAGTGGAATTCTCAAACTTCTTTAATCAAACTTCAAGGTCGTGGAATTCCTATTGTTGAAAGACAATTCAATAAAGAATATAAAGAAAAAATTTATTCAGAATTAGCCCAGCTTATTAGAGAAGACAGAATAGACGTTTATGATTTATCTTCTGGATTTTACGAAGATGCTTCTGGTAAGAAAATAGATCTTAATGAGGTTCAAGAAGCCAAAATTCAATTTCAGTATCTTCAAAAAATTTGGAAAGGTAAAAGATTCTTTATCCAAGCTCTTAAAGGATATAAAGATGACATTTGTGATGCTGTTGCTGCAGCTTCATATGAGTGCACTGTTTCAAAAATTGTATCAAAACTTCCAAGTTCAAAGTTAGTGAATTTAGGTGGAAGGTTTAGATAATTTTATATAAGAAATAATAGCTATGTCTAAGAATTTAAAAACAGCTTCTGGATTTGGCGGCGTTGGAGGTGGCTATCAACCTTCAGCGTATTCGCCTGGAAATACTCCTTTTGGAATAAGCGGCAAAAATAGGGGTGGAAGTGGAATCAATCCATATATAAATGAAGAAGATTCTTTTACTCAGCTCTTAGAAAAAATGCGTCAAGGTGATGATCAATCAGATTTATCAATAGAAGCAAAATTACTTAAATTTCATAAAAATAATATTGAGTCGGACACCATTCCTTATCTCTTAGATGACCCAGTTGCTAGAAGAAGAGCAAAATTAAGAAGACAGATTAATGATTATAAACTTGGTTTAGAACAAGAAGCAGATAGTATATTTAAAAACACTGCGGCTTATATCAATAAAAATACAAAAAACGATCCTGATCATTTCAGAACTATTGAAGAAAGTTTAGAAGCTTCAAAAAAACATAAATATAAACCATTTCAAAAATTTGAATTTGAAGATGATATTCCTGAGCAGATAAAGCCTGAAAGATATCATTATTCAAGCAAAAATAATTTAAGAATCTCTGAAGGCCCTAGTCAAAGAGGAAGAATTACCAGAGATCATCCTGAAGATGCAGCAAATGGCAATAGAAATGTTTATGATGAAAAAAGATTTAATACTTTTCCAGAAGCTAGTTATCCACTACTCGCAGGTGAAGATGGCTTTCCTGGACTTAATAATTACTTAAATAAAGCTCAAGAATCAAACCAAGACCATAGAGGCACTTCTGGTTATAGCGAGCCTGTTGGCTATGACGGTGTTCCTAGTGACACAAAAGCAAATGTTAATCCAAGATCTGAAATGTCTAACACTCCTTTATTATTAGATGTAAATGAGCCTTTAGAAACTAATTTAAACGGTAAAAATAATAGAAAAACAATACAAGAAATTAACAATCAATCTTTCAATGAACAAAATTCAGGTTTAGAAAAACAATACAATACATTTGGTATTGGAATTCATGGAAATAGCTTCTAATGAGACCAAATATTAATTCGTTAATCAAAATTTGTAATATTTTGGACAAAATTGGGGAATTCAAAAAATCTGACAACTTGTTCTTGAAAATTTCATACTATTATCCTGATCAAAGTGATTACACAGGTGAAAGAAAAGTTGATTATGCAGATATAGAACAAGAATTACAAAGTGATGATAAATTTAGACAAACTGATAAGCCGAACAAAGTAAAAAAAGAATACTTTCCTCTTCCTGGTAATACAGATGAAGAAAAGGCACAAAGCATTTTTTCTATAAATAACAAAGATGATGCAGTGCCTGGTCCTGCAGCTGTTGATCCAGTATCAGCTGCTAGTAGCCCATCTCAGGGATTAGCTTATGGAGATGCCTCATTAGATGATTACACATACGAAGCCACTAACGAACAAAATGTTCAAGATGGAAATACTTGGAAAAATAGATTACCAAACAGATAAGGAATAAAATTATGCCAATACCAATCAAACCAGTTCATTCTTTAGACTTACACGCAGAATTATTTGATGGACCTTCAATGGAGGGTTTAGGATTATCTGATATTCAGATTCAATTACTCGGTGTAAATTCACAACCAAAAAAAGAAGCAATGAAATTAAGTAACAAATATATTGACATGCTCAAACAAATTGATTCAAATGCTGACGAGGTTGTTACTGCCGCAAGCCAAATGACAGTAAATTCTGAAATAAAATATTGCAACGTTCCAAATCAAATAAATGACAATGACTTGTTTGCATTAAAGACTTCAGGATTAATTAAAGGCTATGGTAGGTCAGTAGAATTAACTCAAAAGGCAAAATTAGCCTTAAGAGATCATTATTTAAGCCAAGAAACGGTTAATGAATTTAGAAAAGTCAGAACAAAAGATAGATTTGATTTAGAAGAAGCAAGAAGCGTAAAGGCTTCTAGCAATAAATTTGTCAAAACTTCTAAATGACTGACTAGTAATGAACATCAAAGTTTTGATGGAAAATTACAAATTAGGTTTATAGCAAAAAATGATTCATCACGTTCAAAAGGATTGATGAATGCAAAACCTTTGGACAAAAAAGAAGTAGCTTTCTTTATATTTGATACACCAGATAATTATTGTTTTTGGAATAAAAATGTTGACTTTGATTTATCTTTAGCATTTTTAGATAAAGATTACAAAATATTAGAAATTAAGGATATGGAAGCTCAAAGTGAAAAATCATGTTGCCCAAAATCAAACAATGTAAAGTTTGTTGTAGAAGCAAATAAGGGAACATTTGATGATTTAGGTATAAAAATTGGTAATAGCTTTGTTTTGAAGGATCAAATTTTAATTTTAGATAAAACAATATAAATATAATACGTTAAAGGTGATCATATAAATTATTTAGAAATCACTTAATGTATTCTTTCTTGAGGAGAAAAAATAATTATGGCAGATAGAATTTTCCCTAACAGAATTCAAGAAGAGGCTCTTGATTCTGACCTTGTATTTCAAGGGATTGATTGGGACAACTTTAATGAAAGACTAGCCAAAGCCAAAGAGCCTAAGAAAATGGATGATGAAACCAAAGAAATGCTCAAAGGTCTAAGCGACAAAAAGAAACCATCAGAAGAAGATAGAAAAAAACTTGATGATGTTCCACCACAATTTCTTGATAATGTCAAGAAAAATAAGAAAATGCACGAAGATGATGAAACTGAAGAAGAAGAATCAGACGAGCATGATCACGAAGACAATGAAGACGATGAAGATGATGAGAAAGATGGTAAAGGCCCAATGAAGAGAAAAGGCCCTAAATCTAAAGATGAAAAGAAGAAATCTTATGCATTCAATCATCCATCACAAATCAGTGCAGAAGCTATTGAAACAGCTTTAGCAAATGGTGATCAAGAACTTGCTAACGTCATTCTTGCAGTCAGACATGAGAGAAGAGTTAGATTGGCTGAGAAAATTGAAAGACAAATCGTAGCTCAAAATACTCAAAATGTTAAATTGGCTCAAAGAAAAGCTTATAGACAAAATATCGTCAATAGCTTACCAGTAGGAACTTCAAAGAAAGAAGTTGCCAATTCTGATGAGTTTGTAAAGGTTTCTTCAATGAATAATTCAGCTAGAAAAGCTTTTGCAGCAAAAGCTATCGAAAATGGTTTTCCAGCTGAGTATGTTCAAGCAATGTTAGGCGAGACGGTAAAGGTTGATAAGTTATCTGACATCAAGAAAGTTATGGCTTCTGAGTTAGAGCCTAATGTAAAAGTTGCAGCAATCAAATCAATGACAAAAGTTGCTACACTTACAAATGACGACTATAAGAGACTCAAAGACTACTGGAAGAATGAGCTCGGATATGCTGAAGCATGGGTAGATGAACTCTTTACCCAAGAATACGATAAGTAAGTAAAATCCTCAAGAAAAAAAGTCCCAGGTTTAAATATCTGGGACTGTTCTTGAAATTCATACTAGGATAAAAATATGAGTTTATTTAGAAAAGTAAGAGAAATTGACAATATTCCTAGCTTTATAGAAAAAAGATTTGTTGGATCTCAAGTAGATATTGATGAAGATCCATATGCTGAATTGAAAAACAATAGTTCTGAAAACAGAATTAAAATTTCTAAGCAACAAATTGGATTTACAAAAGAAGCTACATCATTGAATAAATCTTGGGAAAAGATTTCAGGCGCTTCAACATATCAAGACTTAAGAACTGATAGTATTGAAGACAGAATTTTATCACAAGAATTAAATGCTATTAAGAGAGCTGACTATGGTACAGATTCTGGACTTAATGCTAGAACAACAACCAGTAATCTCAAAGCATATTCTTCTGACGAATACATGGATTGTCTCTTAAGAGGTTCTGCTAATATTTTTAATCCTGATATGATTAATATTACAGAAGAGTTCATGAATAGCCAAATCTCATCTTCTGAACAATCAAAAGCTGAACTTTCTGCAAAGAGAGAGGCACATGCTTCAAGACATGCTAGCTGGGAAGAAAAAAATCTTAATTCAATTAGAGAAAAGAATGTTGTTTCTTCAAGAGCACATTCGATTTTAAGAACTTCTTCTGATGTTGAACATACATCACAATTTGGAATGATTGACCCATCAGCTCTCGATGATAGAGAAAGCAAAAGAATTGCTATGCAAAATCAATCTAGAGAACAAAGACTTGCTATTAAGAAAAACGTTCAAAATGGACTTAACGAAAGGTCTACAAATAGAGCGCAAAATCTTTCAGATATTTACAATAGTATTTCTTTAAATATGGACATAGAAGATTAAATAAAATGTATAGAATCTCTAACTTTAATGCACCAATGGCTTCAAATCCTGCTAATGGAATAAATAATATTGCATTGGGTGGTGAAGAAAGTAAGGGAATTACTAGGAAAGATCTTAAAAAACTTATTATTGATGTTAAGAGCTGTGATGATTCAGACAGACAAGCAATATGCGATAGAATTTCTGAAATTTCTGATAATGTGAATGATAAAAGATTGAGAGCAAGACTTAATAAACTATCAAGCGCACTCATGATGGCAAATGATCCAAAGAAAAGAACCAAAGATCCAGATACAGGAAAGTATGATCCTACATATATAGATATTGCTCATAAAATTGAAGAAGAATATTTATCGACAAAGGAAAAAAACAAAGTGTACAATTTCAGAGAAGCACAAATTACTAAAAGAAAGAAAAAAACTAGAGGCAACCCTTTTAGAGTCTTGATGGGTAAAGTTGGCAAGCTTCTTGATCATGGAATTGAAAAAAACGACATAGTTAGATACATAGGTAAATTAAAATTCTGGAATAAAGAAACAATTGAAAGAGCGGTTGATATTGTAAGAGATTACAACAAGAAGAAGAAATCTAAGGAAGATGATTCTTCTGAAAAAAACGTCAGAAAGAGTGTTTCAACTGATGATCTAGTCAATGATGTAAGAGAAATAGCAGACGGCAAACAAGAACTTAATGATGCTATAAAAGAAATACAAGAAATTGATAAAAGATTAAGCCAAGCCTCCCTCGATTATGACAAAAAACCAGACTATTCAAAGAGATCCACTCCTGAGTTAATTATGAGAGCTTGTTTTTTAATAGATTTGCAAGATTATGACAAAAACACCCCTCAAGGCGATCGCAAAGACGCTGCTGACAAAAAGGGTGTTAAGCAAGAAATTAAATTAATCAAACAAGCTTTAATTGCAAGAAACTTTGATAAAGAAGACTTAAAAAACTTAGGACTTGGTGATTAAATGGAAGGATATAAAATGACAGAAAAATCAAAAAAGAGTAAAATGCACTCACCTTCCTTAAACGGCGTAAGTATCACGAGAATATTTGAAGATATCATTGAAGAATTACAACAAAATAAAGGAAGATTTAATCCTAAAGAGATGCTTTCTTATGTTGATGAAGATAATTTATGTGATGACGGCGTAACTCAAGAGTTTAGAAAAGATGGCGGACCTGAAGAAGTGATTCATATAATATCACTCCCAGGCAATATGGCTTTTCCTACCTTAGCTTCTAGATTGCGTAAATATAAAACAATTTTGGCATCTGATCTAAGAAATAATTATAGATTCTCCTATATGGCTCTTCAAAACTTTTTGGATAAAAATAACGATGCTGCAAAACTTGAGAGAGTTGCGTCAAAAAATGATGATAAGTCTGCTGGTTATTGGCAAATTAAGTCTTTAGAATCTTTAGACAAATTATCTAGCCTTGTAGATAATATTGAAAGAATTACTATAGCAAATCTTAGATCTAATATTCTTTCAGGTGACAGAAAAGAGCTTTTATACGCTAAAGATTATGTAAAAGCATGCTATGAAGCCCTTACCCCTAAAGAAACTAGAAGGCTTGCTTATACCTCATTATCAACACAAGATAATGAACCTTACCTCATGTGTCCTAAAGGTAAATATGTATTTGGAAAGCCAGTTGCTATGGAAGTTTCTAAATGTAGATTTAACTGCATTGATTCAAGAGTAGCTGAAGATGGTTCAGTCACTTGCGCTTATCAAGATTGGCTTAAAGTGGCATTCATTTCTCATGATGAAACATTTGCTAGACTTGATGTTCATAGAAGTTCAGACAATGACACGAACATCAACTTGAGCGAAGGACAAAGATCCAAAGATGTTACAGATGCAGATAACACATACGAGATGATGTTTGATAAAAGCACTCAAGGCGCAAATTCCATGAGAGATAAATCAAACTATGACGATAGTATTCAATCACAACTTTCTTCAATGAAACCTTCTCAATACGGGCATACTGAAGAAAAGAAATCTAAGAATACAAAAACTTCTCAAACAGATCACAATAAAGTAATTGATCAGCAATTACCAAGAACAAACAGTACTTCAGTTCTTACATTAGAAGAATTGTTGAGAAATATTAACAATACTGAATCTGACACTGATACCGTAACAGAAGAATTATTACAAAACGCTGACATGATGGGGCACAGAGGAGAAATGGAAGTTTCTTACGCACATCAATTAGCAGATAATGATTCAGATTATAAGCATATTAGCAGCGAAATAAATGATAAAGCTGAAGATGGTGATGATATGACTGTATCCCAACATCTTAATAAAACTGCTAAAAAAGTAGAAAAAGACTTATCATTCGATTCACATCTTGAAGATAGCAGAACTAATTCTGAGTCTGATCTTGATAAAACTATCGAGCAATTACTTTCAGACACAGATGAAGATTCTTGGGGACATCAATTCTCAGAAGAAGATTTAAAACATTTTGCATCTGAATTAGGATTAGATAGTTTATTAGAAGAATCTAGAGAATAACATGTGGTACAGAGTCGTAAAGGCTTCATTTGGTGTCGCTGATAAGAATGAAGAATCTAGCAGCGATACCACTGTAGCCGTTTTGTCCCCAGAAAATATAAATATTCTAAACCCTGGAAGAATTTCAATAGTCAACACAAACATTGATGATGAAGTAATTGAAACTGCAAAGCCTATTGAATTATCTCCAGAAAATCTTACTACTGAACAGCAACTCAGAATGAACTTTCCAGATAATGAAAGCTCATTAAAAAATACTTTAAATCCCAAAGATGCTGATATAAGCATGTTTAATGGCGAAGGATATTATTTAGCTCTCAGGAACAAGGGAATATTCACGGACAAAAGTGCTCCATCATCACAAAGTTGGGTATAATTTAAGTTATGGCAAATAGAACATCTTTGGCAGCTGCTATAAGATCCTCAGCAACACAAGTTGCTAGCGATACATCATCTGCAGGTACAAAATCTGAACAAAGATACGCTAGTAGTAGAATTGGATTAGGCTTGGGACCTTCTGTATCAAGAACTTCAAGCATGAACACAATTACCACTGCGCCGAACTT